CAACAAAACAGCAGGTCAGAGGCTATTTTTATCCCTCTGACCTGCGGGTTTTGTATGGTGGGCGTTACTGGGTTTGAACCAGCGACCTCTTCCGTGTGAAGATAAAGGTCATAGCCTTCTACCTGCGGTTTTATAAATCTTTTGACAAAATTTGACAAAATGGTGATTTTTTACTCGACATGTTGCACAAACTTTGAGCAATCTTAGCACATTTATGTTGCAATCTGTACACAACATGTTGTTCAAAACAATAACAAGTTCTCCCTGATGACCACCTGATATCCTTTGCTCTATAAAAACATCTTGACCTCTTCTGTGTGTCTTTGGAATCTGGATTTTAACTTAATCTATATATAACTTTATATGTTAATAGTGTTACCTTATTGATACCCTAAAAGTACCATTGTCGTACCCGTTATTATCTTATTTTTGATATAATATTCATGTAAGGAAAACGGGTTCCTTACAGAGACGAGAAAGGAGAAGCTGTGAAGACAAGAATTGGGCTCACTATCGGCAAAATGACTTTTACAATAACAATCCGCCGAAAGTGAGCCCACAAAGGAGCCGCCTGTCACAAAGGCAGGCGGCTCCGCCTTCACAGTGATTATAACACACAATAAATGTATAAAGGATACAAGAATGATAATAAATCCCGAGGACTACTACATGACGGTTACAGAGGCAGCCGAGTACCTGAACGTCACTACCGGACGTATCCGAAAGCTGGCAGCAGCAGGCATGATAACCAAGCTCAAGGGCTCGGTCTACGACCGTGCCAGCGTGGAGGCCTACAAAGCCAAGAGGGGCGACAAGAAGGCCGGCAGGTACCCGAAGGAGGCCAAGGAGGCTTAGACGGCTATAGGAGTGCTTGGAATGTAGCCTATAGTGAGACATTCCAAGCACTTCCTGCTCGATTGCCCGGCTTGCCTAGCCCGCTAGCAGTATATCGTTCACCCGGGCCTGCACGGCGTCGTAGTCGTGGCCGGCAGCAATAAGCCTCTCAGCCCTGGCCCAGCCGTTGCCCCAGAGCCCGGCGATCACCTCGCGGGCTAAAAAGTCTATGGCCACGGCTGAGGGCGGGCTTGTGGCGGGCTTCACCCCGCCTACTATGATCTCGTTCACGCGGGCCTGCACGGCAGCCGGGTCGTAGCCAGCGGCTGTAAGGGCCGCCGCCCTGGCAGCCCCGTTCCCGTACCTCCCGGCGATCACGGCCAAGGCCACGTCGTCTAAGGACATCAGAGCCTGCACGCTGCCTGGGCTGTAGGCCGGCCTGCCGTAGCCGATGATAGAGGCGTCGGTGAGCTTGAAGGAGCGGCGCAGGACCGATCCCGGGTAGCCCCCGACGTTCCCCTCGATGGTGTTTATCGATGTGCTGGTGACGCTCTCGACCAGCCCCACGTGGTCGCCCTCCCTTTTCCCGCACCAGCAGAAGAAGACTATGTCCCCTGCCCTAGGCACGCCCGAGGGCTGGTGGAGCTGGCCCTTGTTCTTGAAGAAGGCGATCTGCCCTGGCACCCAGGCGTACTTGCCGATGACGCCACCGTTCCCCGACCTGTCTGCGCAGTAGGCTATAAAGGCGTTGCACCAGGGCTCGTAGCCGTTCCAGCCGTACCAGGCGTTGAAGGGGTTGATGCCTACGCTCTTGTAGCCGATGTGCCTCCTGGCCTCGGCCAGCACGCCCTCTGCCGTGCCCATCACTCGCCCCCCTCTGCCGCATACCCAAGCAGCCTGGTGTAATAGACCTCCAGCTGCTCGGTCTCGTCCAAGGCGTCAAGCGACTCCGACACCTCCTGGTAGAGTGCGGCCATCTCCTCGGAGGCCCCCTTCAGGTAGCCTCTTATGTCTTCCATGTCTTTTGTTACGTCTTCCATGTCTTTGCTCCAATCGTTTTCTTTTGTCTTCAGCCTGCCTATCCGTCCAGGCCTTGGTCGGCGTCCTTCTCCTTCTCCAGGTTAATCTCACCTGGATGGTTCTGGAAGTTGTGCCTCGAGCGCATGAAGACCGCCCCGATGAAGGCCGTGAGCAGCACGCCGGTGTCTGCTACCTCCACGGCATAGGGCAGCCCCCAGATCACGGCTGCCGCCTTGTAGAGCACGCAGGCCTCCGGGATGAGCACCATGGCCGCCCAAAGCGCCGCCTTGGTCAGCTCGCTCCCTAGCGTGAACTTGGTCTTTTCCTTTTGTGCGAAGTGTGCGCCCTTGGCCATCTTCTTTACCCCCTTTGCCTTCCTTACTGCCTTGCCGTCATGATGTCTTCCAGGGCGGCCTTGCAGTCCGGGCAGAGGTGCTCGGCAAGAAGCGGGCCATCGACGTCCCCTAGGCCCTTGGTCAAGACCTCCGTCCAGCCGGCCTCCAGGGCTTGGCCCTCCCCTGCCTCTGCCTGCGTCCCGCACCTGTCGCAGGCGTATGTGGTGGTCGTTGCCTTCGTCATGTAAGCCTCCTGTACCTATATACTGCCTGGTAGGGCATCCTGTTCTCGTGCGACTCGTTATTGCCTTCCGCCTGGGAGGCCGACCACATGGTGGACGGGTTGTTCTGGTCGGCACGGAAGTAGCCCACCCCTAGGCTCCCTGCCCCCCATCCGCCGCTGGTCCCGTGCGTATGCCTGGCCAGCTGCGCCGTGGTCAGCGCGACCCTCTCGGCGCCCCCGGTGTTCCCGACCGCATAGGTGGTCGTGCCGGCAGAGCCGGTGGCCAGGAGCACCCTGCCAGGCGCGAAGCTCTCCCAGGTGGTGCCAGGCCAGGAGACGGCTGGGCTGGTGGCGTTGGTGGTCTCTAGGATGTCGCCGACCCGGTAGGGGCAGGCGGCGCTCCCAGGGTCCCCCTTGTCGCCCTTGTCGCCTTTGTCCCCTTTGTCCCCTTTGTCGCCTTTGTCGCCTTTTGCGCCTGGACTCCCGGCAGCGCCTGGACTCCCGGCAGCGCCTGTATCCCCCTTGTCGCCCTTGTCGCCCTTGTCCCCTTTGTCGCCTTTGTCGCCTTTGTCGCCTTTTGCCCCTGGGCTCCCGGCAGCGCCTGTATCGCCCTTGTCCCCCTTGTCGCCCTTGTCGCCCTTGGGCAAGACGAAGTCAAGCACCTGGCTCGGGGGGGTGCCGCTGACGGCCACGCTCGGCGGCGTTCCGCTTATGACCGTGCCGATGCTCAGCGAGTTGGCAGGGCCTGGCACCGCGAAGCCTGTCGTCTCCGGGCTGACGTAGCCGAGCACGCAGGTGATGTAGATCTGGTTTGCGCCCGCGACGTAGTTCGACGAGCCTGCGAGCACCTGGCCTTCTCCGATGGTGCCCATGTCGCTGGTTATCGACGCCCCCGATATCGTCACCGAGCGGGCCTTCACGTACATGGTCTGCGAGCCGACGCTGCCCCGGTTGACGAAGAGCACCGCCCGCTTGCCGTCTGGCTGCCAGACTACCTGCGAGGCGTACTCGTAGTCGTTGGAGCGGTAGAAGACCTCGATCCGGTCGAACAGCGCTGCCGGCTGCGTAAGCGTGATATCGCCGTTCGAGCCTAAGGCGTCCTCGTAGAGCAAGGCCACGTTGCCGCCGATGCCGCCCCCGCCCCCGGGGCTGCCGCTGCCGATCACAGCGATGACGACCCACTGGGTCGCGTTCTTGATGACCACTACCCGGTCGCCGGCCGTGGCCGAGCAGGCCAGCCAGGCCGTCACGTCGGACTTGGAGCTGTCCGGCAGCACCTTGGCCAGGTACCCGTCGACGACGGCTGTAACCTTCCCATACACCACCGGCGAGGCCGGCCTCCTGCCTTGGCCAAGCTGCCTGGAGACCTTGCCGGCGACTGTCTTCTTGTCCATCTAAAACCTCACAAAGCGGCGTATGCGGGTGTTGGTGACCATGCCTGGTGTCAGGTCGGTCTCGGCCGACACGACGGCCCCGGTAAAGGCCAGGCCGCCGTAGTCCAGCAGGCAGGCGTCGTCCATCTCGAAAGGCTCGAAGGTATGGGTGACCTGTATGCTCTCCACGGCCGACGTCTTGGCCTGTAGCTTCTGCTCGGCCAGCGCCTGCAAGGCCTCCTGGGAGGCGATGTCGCCTACCTCCTCGGGCTCGGCCTCGACTATCCCGGCATTGGGGATGGAGTAGCGGTTAGCCGGGTCGTTGTTCTCGGCAGTGGCGTACATCGGGTCGAGGTCCGGCCTGGAGCAGACCACGGTCAGCCTGTTCGGCACGTCGAAGGTGTCCAGGGTGTGTGTCACCGAGGGCGCGAAGGACGAGCCCTTGCCCGAGCGGAAGACGATGCTCGGGCTGAGCTCGGAGGGGTCGCGGTAGACGCGCATCTGCGCCGTCCCCATGGCGTCGACGCCAAGGCTCCTGAAGCCGGCGAACTCCAGGAGCCCGTTTACCGCCTCCAGGCAGGTGAGGGCCCCGTCAAGCGTCTTAGGGATGTTCAACACTGCCGCAGAGGGGTCGGAGACGGCCCTCAGGCCTGCCTCCTCCACCATGCTGACGGCAAGTGCCACGGCGTTGGTGCCCTCGGGGACGGTCAAGGGCTCCCCAAGGTAGCGGCGTTGCAGGAGGTTTAGGAGGCTGTATAGCTTGGCCTCCCCCGTCGTCATGGCATCGGTGTAGACTGTCTCCGGGGTAGAGACGACGAAGGTGCCGTGCGCGACCGTCTCCGTGTCATGGTCGGCACGCGAGACCGAGTACACCCGCAGGAAGTCCTGGCCTATGTCCAATGCGCCCAGGTAGGGCAGGCTGGCGCTCGTCTTTAGGGCAGAGAGGCTGTTCCTGGAGACGCTGCCGCCGTCTAGGATGTTCTCCACCCTGTCCTTGTTCTCGAGGTCCTGCCTGTCCACGCGGGTGAAGAAGAAGCTGTCGTAACGGTCGCTATATCGCCAGTTCATCGTGCTCCCTCACCTTCTGGAAGCTGACCGTGACGTCGGCCGTGGACTGCAAGGGGTCGGTGATGCTGACCGTGACGTCGGCTAGGAACGCCCTCTTGCCAGGCAGGCGCATGACCGTGTCGCCCCTTGCCCAGGCCAGCCTTTCGATGTCGTCTAGCGATGAGGGGTCGTCGGCGTCCGGCCAGATGCCTTCGTGGCGCTTGACCGTGCCGCTCCGAGAGCCCTTGTAGGTGACGTTGGTGCCGTAGAAGACCAGCGGGTCCTCCTCCCCGGCAGTGAAGAAGTAGTGCGTGTCGAAGGCCACGCTGCGGCTCTGGGAGGGGTTGGCGACCAGCTTGGCCACCTGCTCGTAGCCCTCGCCGAAGTTCCATATGTCTGCCCCGAAGCTCTCGACATAGGCCTGCTTGACGGTCTGGGAGCTTACCCCGGTCGCCGTCATGGCCACAGCGATGTAGTCGATGCCGATGCTGGTCGGGACGAAGCGGTCGATGACGCTGGCGCCGTTTGCGAGCCCCTGGCCAAGGCTTACGACCGTCCCGTCGGGGTTGCGCCTGTAAAGCCCGAGCGACATGGCCTGGGGCTGGGACGGCCCGGCAGCCCCGGCAAACAGGACGGCGTTGACCAGGGCAAGCCGGGTGTCTGCCTCCAAGGCCAGCTCGGGGGCGGCCGGCTCGACGTAGTCGGCGGCAAATGCGCTGCTCGTCTGGGCAGAGAGCGTCGATGTCGATGTGACCTCGACCGTCAGGGTATAGGACTGCATGTTCGTCAACAGGAACTCGTCAGCGCCTAGCAGGTAGCTGGTGGCTGCTCCGGACAGGGCCTTGGACCAGACTGCCTGGCCCTCGGAGTCCGTGATCTCCAGCCAGGCCAGCTGCTGGCTCCCCGACACGTCCGAGTAGGACCAGGAGATGTCCAATGGCATGTCGGTTATGACCGAGCCGGAGAGCGGGGAGGTGATGGAGGCCTGGGGCACCTGCCTGACGGTGAAGCCGTGCGCGGAGGCGTACTCGCTGTAGCCGGCATGCACGCCCCGCGTCCGGGCCTGCCAGAGCACCGTGGCGTTCACGTCCCAAAGCGAGACCGGGAAGACGTCCAGGTGCTGGTCCGTGCCGTTCACGCCGGGGCTTGAGGAGACGACGGCCCAGGTGGCGCCGTTGTCCGTCGAGTAACGCAGGTCCCAGGCCGTCTGGGCCGACCCGTCCCTGGGGTTGTGCTGCCAGGCGAAGTGCAGGCTGCCGGCCATGCTCACCACGGCCCCGTTTGCCGGGCTTAGAAGGGTCGGGGCTGCCGGGGGCGTCTCCACGACTACCCCCTCGCTGGCCTGCGACCAGGCCGAGTACAGGGCCGTCGGGGACATGCGGGCATTACGGACACGGTAGTGCCAGGCCCCTGAAGGGCTTGACCCTGGTAGGTCGACTATCTGGACTATGCCCTGCCCACTTACTGTGACCGAGGCCGACCAGGCCGCCCCGTCTGCCGAGCGCTGGTACTCGGTGGCCGTCTGGGTTATGCCTGGGTTTGCAAACGTCAGCCGTATCTGCGTGTCCGATACCCTTGCCCCTGTCGGCGTCCCCGGCGCTGCCGGGGTGTTGTAGACGGTGTTGGAGGTGCCTGACGTCGCGCTGCCGGCGCTGTTTTGGGCGACGACCCGGTAGGCGTAGTAGTGGTTGGCCTGGGTCCCGGTGTCGATGTAGCTTGTCGCAGTTCCAGGCACATTCACCAGGTCGGCCCAGCCTCCGTTGTCTATCCGGCGGGAGACCCTTTGGCTTTGGTAGGCGCCGTAGGCCGTGACGCTCCTTGTCCAGGCCACGTCGTTCCGGTTGTCGCTTGCCCTTGTGGCCACCGGCGTGCCAGGGGCTGTTGGCACGACTACCCTGGCCGGCACGACAAGGGTGTATGTGGACTCGAAGGCCCTGTCGTAGGTAGGGGACTGGTAGGGGGTCCCTATCTCGAAGACGGCCTTTATAAGGATTGTCTGGTCTGTGGCGGTGCGGGCTATGGTAACCGTCCTAAGCCCCGAGTTCAGCCACTCGTGCCAGCTGGCGTACAGGGACGTCATCCGGGTCTCGCCGGACCATACGACGGCCCCGTTCACCTCCAGCCTGCCCCGCATCCACCTGTCATAGGACTTCTGCCACTGGCCGAGCGCCCAGGCCTCGACCGTCGCCTGGGTGTCGCCGACGACAAGGTAGTAGCCTACCCGGCCGCGGAAATAGCCCCAGACGCCGGGGTTGATGCCGCCGATCCCTTGGGAGCCCTCCTCTGAGGGGAACCACTTCTCTGCCATGCTAGTAGGCCACCTCCATCCGGTTCAGCCGCTCTACCTCGTCGAACAGCTCGCCGATGACCTGCCAGACCCTGGTGTCGGGCAGGTAGGTCATGCCGTTGATGCTCCTGGACTGGTCGACCACGACGCCCTCGCCGGCTGTGAGGCCTAAGGCGTCGCCTATGGCCAGGCCCGCCCAGTCCGGTCTGACCTTCGGGCGGGCCTCGGCCTCCAGCATGCCTACGATGCCTTGCATCTGCCGCCCGACGTCGCTGGCGACGCCCTCCATGGCATCGTTGAAGCCGCTGCCGATGCTTGAGCCCAGGTTTTGGCCTATCGCCTGGCCGACCTTGGACGGGGAGGCGATGCCGAAGATCCCCTTGATGGCGCCGATCACCGAGTCGCCGAAGCCCTTGATCTTCCTGATGATCCAGTCGGTCACGTCCTTGATCCCTTCCCAAAGGCCCCGCAAAAGGTCCCCGCCGGCCTCTTTGAGCCAGTCGACGGCGTTGCCGAAGAAGTCCAGTATCTTGTCCTTGACCCCTTTGACGGTATCGATCACCTTCTCCACGCTGTCCGTTACCGTCTTCTTGATGCTCTCCCAGGTGTCCTTGAAGAAGGCCTTGACTGCATTGAAGGCATCGGTGACGGCCTTCTTCACGGAGTCCCAGGCTTCGGAGAGGAACTTGACGACGCCTTCCACTACCTCGGTCACAGTGCTGCTTACCGTCTCCCAGGCCTTGACGATGAAGTCCCAAAGCTCCCGTACCGGGGCCGTCACCCAGTCCACCAGGTCTAGGAACCAGGAGACGATGCCGTCGACCATGTCGGGGATGATGGAGTGGCCGACCAGCTTGTTGAAGAGCCAGGTGAAGAACTCCACGATGCCTTCCACCAAGCCGACGAAGATCCCGGCAATGATATGGATAAAGCCCATGAAGACGTCGAGGATGCCCTGGCCGATCGTGGCCGCCCCCTCTGTGATCTTGTCCTGGTTGCCGGTGAAGATGCCGATTATCAGCTCGACGAGGCCCCCTAGGATCTCGAAGATGCCGGTGACGAACTCGACGATGCCGGCAAAGGCGTCGATGATCGCCCCGATCACCCCGAAGACCACGCCGCCGATAACGGCAAAGACGCCTCCGATGACGCCGCCGACGATCTTGAAGACAGGCTCCAGCTTTTTCAAGGCATCCTTGAGCCTGGCAAATATCGGCTCTAGGCGCTCTGCGGCCCAGGCGATCTTGTCCTTCAGGAATTCGCCCAAGGGCTCGAGCACGCTCAATACCTCGCCTGCGACCTCCTCCCAGCCCCCGAAGGCCTCGACCACCAGCCAGACCAGCGCGGCCAGGCCGGCGATGGCCGCTATCGGCCCGAGTATCGGCAGGATGGCCGGCAGCAGCGTCGTAAGCGACACTGCCGCCCATTCGGCAAAGGCGGGGATCATGGTGACCAGCACGGCGGTGGCCACCGAGGCTATCGCCTCGACGATCTCGTCGAAGTTCTCGAGCAGGAACGATGCCACCTCGCCGAATATCTCGATGAGGTCGCCTACGACAGGCCCTAGCGTCTCGACGATGCCGGTGACTGTCGGTATGAACTCCTCTATTGCCGTGAAGAAGGCCGGTATGACGTCGGCCAGGAACTCCCCGACGGCGTCTGCTATGGGGGCCAGTGCATCGCCTAGGTCGCCAAGCTGGCTGCCTATGTTTCCCATGAACTCCTCGAAGCGGGGCTTGATGCTGTCGATGGCCTCCGATACCTTGGCAAAGGCCTCGGAGAAGGCCTCCCTCAGCCTCTCGCTGTTCTTGAAAGCCCCGGTGATCAGCCCGACAAAGATACCGAACACCGGGTTGAAGCCGCTAAACAGCCCGCCGATGACCGGGATGCCGCCGATCAGCCTGCCGAAGAGGCCCACGAACAGGCCTAGGAAGGGCGCCATGTTGCCTAAGGCCTCCCCGAAGCCGGCCAGGCCCTTGTTGTCTGACAAGGCCCCGCCGATGCTGTCGATGACCTCTGAGACCCTCTCCCCGATGTCTGCGATCACCGGGGCTATCCTCTCGCCTAGGGCGGTCAGCACGGGCTTGATCACTTCTTCTAAGTCACGTATCTTTTTCTGGATGTCCGCTATGGCGTCTGTCAGTGACTTGGTGATCGGGTCCCATAGCCGCTGCCCGATGCGGGACAGGGCGGACTTTAAATTGCCCATCGCCCCTGGGAAGGTCGTAAGGCCCAGGTCGATAGCCGCGTCCCCGAACCTCTTCATCGCCTCTTGGAAGACCTCGAAGTCGATCTTGCCGTCGGAGACCATCTGACGGACCTCGGAGATCGATTTGCCTAAGTGTTCGGAGAGGGCGCCCGAGACTCCAAGGCCCGCTGATTCTAGCTGCTTGAGGTCGTCACCCATCAACTTGCCACGCCCGGCGATGGAGGCCATGATCAGGCCCATGTCACCGAAGGAGCGGTTGGTGATGGCGGCGGCGTTGGCCGTCATGCGTAGCATGTTCTCAAGCTCGATGCCTGGCCTGATGCCGACCGACAGTGCCAATGCCGCCGTGTTCGCCGCCTCGGCCGTCGAGTAGGCGGTGGCGGCCGTCACTTCCTCGATGTTCCTTATCACCTCGGCCGTCGTGTACTCCGTGCCTTTGAGGAGCGAGTCGATCTTGACCTTGGCCTCGTTGATGGCCAGTGCCCTCGACCAGCCGCCGGTAAGTATCTGGCTGCCGACGGCGATGACGCCGGCAAAGGCGGCGGCGGCGCCTACCTTGAGGCTCGAGGCAAAGCCGGACATGACCTCGGACCCGACGTAGCCAAGCGCCTTGGAGGCCCCGGACAGGACCGCGGAGCCTGCCTGGCCAAGGGCCCCTTGCAGCGTGCCCATCATGCTTTTGCCCAGTGCCTTGCCGGCGTCCCTGCCGATGCTGTCGATGCCCCCGCCTTCCATGCCCTTCCTGACGGCAGGGCCGAACCCTTCCATGGAAGGCGCCAGCTGCACGTAGTAGGTGCCAAGGTCGCTAGGCATCGTCTGTCCCTTCTGACGGCCTCTGCAAGGCCTTGAGCCTTGCCAGGTAGCCGTCCATGTCGACACGCTCTATCTTCTTGTGGCCACTTGCTTTAGGGGCCTCGACCATTGCCGGACGGGGCCCCTTGCCGCCTCCCAGCTGGTAGGAGATGATGCTCAGGCGGTTCAGGATGCCTGCCAGGAGGTACTCCTGGTATCCCCACGCGCCGGACGGGTCGGATGCTCTGTGGCAGGCGCTGTCGTATGGGAGGCCTGCTGCCAGGTCGGCCACGTAGCACATCCCGTAGCCTGCCGGCAGGTCGTGCAGGTCCAGGCCATAGTAGCGGCGCAGGTCGGCCCTCAGCTCGGCCTTGTGGCTCACGAACAGGCCGAGCAGGAGCATCAGTTTTTTAAGTCGTCGTCCCCGGAGGCCGCCTTCATCACCTCGGTGAAGAATTCAGTGACGCTGTCCACGCTAGGGTCGCCGCCCTCGGGGTCGAGGTGCTTAAGCACCTGCTGCATGTCGTCGCCGAACAGTTTTTGGATGAGCGTCACCCCCGCTATGACGTTGCCGCCGTCCAGGCGCTCCAGCAGGAGGGCTGTGGACCACGAGCCCAAGGCATCGATGTCGAATGTGACCTTGAGCCCGTCTATCTCGATGGTCTTCTTGTTTGCCATTCCCTATCCTCCAAGGCCAGGCCGTTTTGTCATGCCTGCGCCTTTAGGCCGCTGGCGCCGCAATGTACTCGTAGGCCGTGTTGCTTTTGGCGTCCGACCTGCACGATATGGTCAGCTCGTAGCCTACCGGGTCCCCGTCGACATAGACCATGTCGCCGATCTCGGAGACCTTGCCGTCCGGGATGACCATCCGTTTCAGGCGTCCCCCGGTCATTATCATGTCGAAGGCCCAAGGGTGGTAGGGCAGCTCCTTGGCGTTATGGCTGACGCCTAGCACTCCTTGGTCTTCTGTGACGTTGTCCTCGCCGAAGACCTCTTTTAGGACGTCGAAGGACATGCACTCGATCAGGACTATCTTGAATGTCTCGGTGTACTCGGTCTGGGTGTTCAGCACCGGCTGGCCTCCCCAGGCCACCACCTCCGACGTCGACCTGCTGATCGAGTTGGTCAGCCCGGCGTCGCTTGCATAGCCTAGGTTCTTCCACACGTCGGGCAGTGGGGTCTCGGCGTCTGTGGGCAGTGCCGTCCCTTTAGGGCTTGCAAATACGGCGCCTGCTGGCACCGGCTTGCCGACAGAGACGTTCGATGCGTTGTTCGGGTTCATTTCGCTCCAATCTATTGGGTTGTGACCAGGTCTAGTACGACCTGGTAGCGGGGGTTCCCGCCGATAAGGTCTGGAAAGTTGACAACCGAGCCCCTCGTTGCCTTGGCGACCCTGGGTATGCCCGTCATGTACATGACCTGGCCGCTTACCTGCATGGCCAGGTCGGCGGCCAGTGCCCGCGACTCGGCCCAGCACTGCACGGCGACGCGTGGCCGGTCGACTACAGGCGACTCGCCTCCGCCGCCCACCCGCTCGACGGTCAGGAACCGCCTGGGCCGCTCATTGGGCACGTCTGCATAGGCTGCGATGGAAAGCCGGGCCGAGAGCCACTCGATGAGCACGGCCTCGATGTTTACAGGCTCCATGGGGCTTCACCCCCTTGCCGCGTCGACGGACTTCAGCAAGGCGTTCTGCCCGCTTACCGCCTCCCAGGCCTCGCTGGTGGCCGGGTAGACCGAGCCGAACACACGCTCGTTGCTCATCGTCTGGTCGCTAATGAAGAAGCCGCCGAAGCGGGATGCGGCGGCGGCCACGGCCTGTGCCTTCTCGGCGACCAAGGCCTGCATCGCCGCGCTCCTCATCAAGGCGAGGTAGCCTTGCCTGTTGTGGACGAAGCGGCCTGCCCTATCCATGTACGGCCTCCACTTCGGCCGGCATGTCCCAAAGCGTCGGCGTCAGGGCCGAGGTGTAGCGTGCAGGGGCGCCTACGACCTTCAGGCGCTCGCCCCTAACCCAAACGAAACGGCCTTCCAGGCTGCCTTCAAAGGCCTTCGGGAAGTGCAGCGTGTACTTGACGTACGTGCCTTCCGGCCTGTTGGGCTCTGTGACGTCTGTCCTGGGGCCTGGGGCCACCAATACGTTTTCGACCTCGTTAAGCACCGCCTCGCCGAAGACAGGCGCGCCGAAGGCGTCCCGGCCCAGCTCGGGCGAGGACTCGACGAAGACCGTCTCGCCTTTCATGGCTGCCTGCCTCCAAACACATCGATGCTTACGACCCTTAGCCGGTCAAGGCCTAGGGTCTTGCGCTCGGACGACGTCAGGTAGACGTCCCCAGAGGGGTTGTCGAAGCTGAAGGTCTCCATGTAGGGGCCTGCCTGCTGCTGCGCAGACCTTATGCCTGCCCGGTCCTCGGCGGCCAGCATGGCCCGCCTGGCTGCCGCACAGGCGACGGCCTTCAGGTTGGCCTTGTAAAGCGTGCTGGCCTGGCCAAGCACGATGCCCGACCGCTCCAGGCGGGCGGCGATGTGGGCCGTGACGTCGTCCAGCACGGCTGATGCCTGCCTTCGCTCGCCATCGTCCAGCTCGCGCCACCGCGCCTCCAGGTCGTCCACGCTTGCAAAGGGCTCCATGTCGCCTCGATCCTTTTATCGTCAGTACTCCTGGGAGGTGCTGACTTCTGCTATGGCGTCTGTGCCGTCCTGGGCTCCCAGTTCAGTCCCGTCGCCTTCTTCCGTGCCGTCCTCGCTGCCGTCGCCCCCTGCGTCAGAGGCCTCCCTGGCCGCTGCAACCTCGGCCCGCAAGGCCTCGGCCGACTTCTGGTAGGTGTTGATGCCGAGCGACTTCGCATAGCTCCTCAGCTGGTCGAAGCTCAAGGCCTCCAGCGGGAGCTCCCCGCTTCTGTCCGGCTCCTCCCCGCCTGAGGCATCTTCTTGGCTATAGCCGGCCTCCTCGTAGATGTAGGCCAGCTCGTCGGGGACCGAAAGGCCGATCCCTGTTATGGGGTCTTTGTACACTCTTGCCATTACGTTGCCTCCTTGTCCTTTAGCCTGTCAGCTTCACGAACTCGGACAGGTCACGCACCCGGAAGCCGACCTCGAAGAGGACCCTGACAGCGAACATGTCGCGCTCCCAGAGGTTTATGACCTCGCTTCCGTCGGTGATGCTTGCCTGGTCGCTGATCGAGATGGTGATGTCGTTGACGACGCCGTAGCGGGCGCCTGACCAGTCCGCTGCAAAGCCGACCTGGGTTGGCAGGGAGCCGAAGTAGGCCGTCCTGGACATGTACGTCGGCGCGCCCAGGAGGGCAGGCACCGAGCCGTCGGTGGTCACGTTGTTGATGAAGATCGGCCTGCCGATCTCGTCTTTCGCGGTCAACAGGAGGCTGCGCGCCTGTGGCGCTATCACCCAGCCGTTCAAGATGCCGCCTGCCACGGCGACGGCAGCGTCCGCCGTCACCAGCGCGTCGTAGGTGTCGTTCGCTATGGAGACGGAGGTGATGCCGCCCAAGGTGTCGAAGTCCGAGCCGGGCGCCCCGTTAGGCTGCCCGAACACGGTCGCGTCGAACTTCTCCGCGAACACCCCTGGGAGCCGTCGGACGACGGCGCTGTAAAGCGAGTCCACGTCACGCCGGAACTCGTTGGAGAAGGGCACGATGGTGGCCAGCTTGTACCCTCGTATCATCTTGTTGTGGAAGGTCGGGCGGCTTACCGGGATCTCGTCGGTCTCGTTGACCCATTCCGCTGTCGGGTCCCCGGATATCATGGGCACCACCGTCCCGCCGCCTGGGATCGGCATCTGCTGCGAGAGCCGCATGACGACGCTCTCCTCCTGTGTCCTTTGCCAGATCTCGCTGGAGATCTCGGGAGGCAGCAGGATGCTGCTGGTCTCCCTGCTTATGTCTATAGCCATTTAAAAGGCTCCTTTCATAGATCGTTTAAAACCTTGCCGAAGGCTGCCTTTGCAGCCTCCTCGCCGCTCAGCCTGGGCTCGGCCGTCCGTTTACCCTCCGACCCTACCTGGGGCGCTGCCGGCGCCTCTGGCCTGAAGGCCTCGAGGATGGCGGCCGCATGCGCCTCCAGCTCCTCCTTGGTGGACCCGAAAAGCAGCGAGGCCTTCACCCCGGTCGCCTCGGACACCTCGGCCTTTAACGCCTCCGCCTCGCGCTCGGCCTTTATGGACTCCAGCGCGGCCTCGGCCTTCTCGGCCCGGGCCAAAGCCTTCTCCAGGTCGGTCTTGGAGGACTCCTCGAGCACGGCCAGCCGCTCGGCAGCCGCCTTCAGCTCGTCGTAGTCGGCGTACTTCCTTGCCTCGTTGTGGCGGATCGACGCAGCTATGCGGTCTAAGGCCTCTTGGGTCGTTATCGGCTCGAAGCCGTCTTGTTGTCGCTCACCAGGGTCCTGGGTCCCATCCACCTGTCCGGTGTCTAAAGCCATCTTGAAAGGCTCCTTCCGTCTATAGACGTGTTATTCCGTGCCAGTTGGCACGTTTAAAAAAGAAATGAAAAAGCCGCCTGGTTGAGGCGGCTTGATGCCTTGGGTGCAAATGCAAAAAAAAACAAGTCTGAATACTCGAATTTATTAGGCTAGCAAGCCCCCAGTATCCAAACCCCTCTATACTAGCTAAGATTCAAATGATCTGTAAAAACGTGCTCATTAAAGGTCAAACAAATACTGCTTCAGAACCAATAAACGACTTCCCAGTGTCATCAAGTACTATCTTGTCAAAACCGATATCAAAAGAAGGGACGACATTATACTCAACGTTATCTATTATCACTTTATAGTTAACAATATAAGGCTCATCACTTTCAAGTGTCAAAACGACATATTTAAGCACTTCATATTGGTCAATAATCCGTATCACTTCTACCTCCATATTAAACTTTATCCATATTGCATTAACTCAGATTCCCAGAATTTGCTATATGATAATAATCAGTCAAAGCCCAATGAGATCATATAGTCGAGGTTCTCGAGGGCCTCGTCGGGGGTAGACATACGTATCTCGTTCTTCTCGGAGTCGACCAGGA